ACACCACTATTAGATACAGTTTGATTAGGTTGATTTTGTCCTAGATAACCATAAGGCATTTGAACTCCTTTAGGTTATTTCTAAAATACTTGCAAACGCCTCCAGATCGCCCGACGCATTACCACCAGTTAAATCAATCCTATCGCCATTTTCTAAAAATATTTTAGATGTTCCTGCTAATTCTATTGTGCTGTCTGCTGGAACAGAAATCGTATATGCAATTCTTGCATTACCAGAAGTTCCGTCAATAACATCAGCAGTTATAGTGTCGTCAGTTGCTCCGTCTACATTAGTTATTCTTAATGTAACTACTATTCCAGATCCTCCACTTGAATTTGTATAAAGTGTTTGAGCAGATGAAGTAACATCTAAATATGCATTTTTATAAGCCTCAGCCATTTTTTCCTCTCTATCCTAACGCCAATATTAGCCCAACTGTTGCCCCTGCGGGAGCCAAATTAGCAATATCTTGAGCCGTTGTTTTCTTTATATTGTTAGAATCTGAAACGTCGCCAATTAAAACTTCATCGCCACCTGCAACAACTGCAGAAGTTTGCGAATTTACATCAACAGCTAAAGATACAGCTCCTGAAGTTCCGCCACCAGTTAAGCCTGCACCTGCAGTAATTCCTGTAATATCGCCCTCACCGATAAAGTTTGCCCACGTCGATCCATTATAAAATTGTAAATCATTAGTATCTTTTAAATAACAAAACATGCCTTCTTCGGCAGAAGTGACAGCTGCGTCTCTGGCGGTAGAGTCGTCGAAAACCATAACCACTTGTTCTTGAATATAATTATTGAAGTCTGAGGCATTTACTAAGTCGCCTGTGCTCCATACTTTAAAACCTGCTCCCATTTATTAAATTGCTCCTTTTTGTCTAAGTATAAACCAATCTAGTGCCTTCGCCCAATTTAGCCTGTCCTAAAATCCAACCTGCTGAACCTGCAGGGCTTAATGTAAGATTCCAATTCCATGTTTGGCTACTAGCATTTACAGTATGGCTTATTGATTCAATCCATAATTCATCAGTATAGTCAGAAGAATCTGGATTGACTATCTTAACTGATATTCTATCGCCAAAACCTAATCCAAGAGCTTTTGGCCATATATTGACATCTTCTCGTGGATTTACTTGCAGTTGTTCTATTCTAACAATAGGAATAGAAGTTTCATTAATTTTTTGTTCTATTATAGATAAGACATCAGCGTCGGTTTCATTAATAGTTGTTTGACTACTTGCTATTGGTCTAAACTTTTGAATAGAAGTAGCGTCAGAAACAAATTGAGCCGTTCCACCAGATCTAGTCCATTCATAAAGATTTATTACTTCGTGAGTATCATAAGACGAAACAACGTTTTGATATGGTAGTTGAGTTCCATCATTAGCAAAACTTGCTTGAACATTAACAGCTTTTGTATTTGATAATCTGTAATCTCTATTTCTAAAAGTAGCAACTCCGTCAGCTCCCATAAAAAATTGTGCATTTTCTGCTCTCTCTACATCTCTTAATAAAGTTAATACATCAGAACTAGTAGAAGATTGAGAAATAACATTAATAGTTCCTGTATTAATGGATCGTAAACCACTTGGGAATTGCACTTGGTCTAATAGTCTTGTAATTCTGTCACTTGATAATTCAGTTGTATCTTCGTAGCCCATTACAGTTGATATTCCTAATTCAGAAAACCCGCCACGTCCTAAACGCCAACCTGCAGAATTTAATGTCACTTGATTAAATAATTTAAAAGCGTCTACGCAATTAAACACTACTGTACTGTCAGCTCCCAACGCAGGATAGCTAACTGGTATCATATCTAAAAAGCCATAAAATATTGGATAGGTTGTAGAATCATAAGTTGCTTGTATTCTTACAACTTTATGAGGTTGTATTTTTGTTTCTCCAGATCCGCTGTCATAATAAGGCGACGCTGTATTATTTGGATTAAATCTGTTATCTGCATTAGATAAAAGAATACTACACGTTCCACCTACGAATTGTCCCAATTCATTAGCTCTTCCCCTTTTAGTTGTAAATTGTCTTACATAATTTGATACATCAGTAAATGTAATTGAATTATCAAATGGATTTGAATCAAAACCTATTTCAACTGTTAAATCAACATTGGAATCAAAAGCTACAGACATTAGAACGCCACATTGATTCCACGTCTTGCACCTTCTTGTAGTGCTTTAGCAACTGCCTCTTCTATTTCTGATACAGTTCCTAACGTTGAGCCTGTATTAACTGTTATAATAGTTCCGCCACCTGCTAATCTTCTTTCAGCTAATCCACCGCCTATATCTCTTTCAATAGGGATTGCTGCACCACCACTTGGTGGAAATTTTAATCCGCCACCTGCTCCGCCGTCGCCACCTGCTCCGCCACCACTTGAAGGAATACTTGGGGCTGATAAGCCGATACGACTTTGCTTTGCAAACATCTCATCATACATTGAATTAATTTTGCCTATTTCTATTCCAGTTATTTGAGACATTTTTTTGATAGCGTCTTCATAACCTTTAGTGCCCTCACCAAAACTGGCTAGAGCTTTTGTAAGTTGTTCTTGAGCTATTGCATACTCTAGTGTATTTCTAAAACTTTGTTCTGTGACTTTGTTCAACTCTTGTTGAGCTTCTTTTACTTTATCAACTGCCTCAGCTCTTATCTCTTCTGCTCTGACTAAATCTTTTTCAGCTTGTTCTATATTTCTTAAAGCGTTTTCTTCTTCCCTACTTACAGCTGTAGATTCTTCACGAACTCTATTCAAATTTTCTTTAGCTATTAAAAGCTGAAGTTCCATTTCTCTACTGCCGTCTTGTGCCTCAGTTAATTCATCGACAGCTTGTTGTGCGTTTAATATTGCTAATTCTTCTTGTGCTGTTACTTGTAATCCAGATCCTTGAACTTTTTGGTATTCTTCTTTAGCTTTTGTTAATGCGTCTTGTGCTTTTTCTACATCTTCTTCAGCTTTAATTTGTTTTTGTACAGCTTGATTTCTTTTTTTCTCTGCGTTATTTATTTTGTCTTGAATAGATTGTAATTGGTCAAGAGCTGATAAAACAGATTGTAAACCGCCCAATAATCCGTCTTCATATGCCTCAGCTGTTTTTAATGCCTCTTTTGCGTTCTCATCTAAGGCGATTCCATTTTGGTCTAATAAAGTTGTTAATTCTGAAACTGTATAATTTGTTCCGTCTAAAATTTCTTCAAGATCCAAAGTAGAATCAACAACTTCTTCAGTTTTAGTTGCTACGAATCCTAAATAATATTTTTGTCTATCATATGCTCCAGTTAATTGGTCAGCTTTAGCAGTAGCCTCAGCGTATTTATCATTATTTTTTCCAATCCACTTAAATAACTTTTTAAGTCCTGTAACAACCAAAGAAGTGCCTGGGAATAGTGCAAATGAAAGAACTTTAGCAAGTGTTGAAACTTTTACGCCCATAACTTCCAAAGGCTGATTTATACTATTAACCCTATTTCTAAAATTTTGAAAACGTTCTACAACAATTTGTGTGTTCTCTACTAAGTTTTTAAGGAATGGAACCAAATCTTCTCCAATAGTAATCGCCAAATTATTTAATTGATTTCTTAATATTGTTACTTGTGCTTTAAAACTCTCTAATTGTTTTTCTGCAACTTCTTGAGTAGTTCCGCCTGCGTTCCTTAATTCGTGTTCATAATTACGGATCTGGTCGGTTGAGCCAGATAATATTTTAACTGCGTCAGCTACACCACGATTAAGTCCTAATTGATCCAACGTCGCAGCTTTCATTTCATCTGACATTGGCCCCAAAACACTATCTAATTCTTCGACTATATCAGCAACGTTTTTCATCTTGCCTTCTGAGTCAAACATTTCAAGTCCTAACGCTTTGAATGCCTCACTATTCTTTGCTGTCGCTCTTGGTATATCACGAAGAACTTGGTTTAATTTTTCACCACCCTCAGCACCTTTAACACCTCTATCAGCGAATGCTGCAAGAACTGCTACACCCTCTTCGACATCTTTATTAACAACCTTTAGAGCTGCACCTGCTTTAGTAGTTAATGCCTCTGAGAATTGTTGAACACTAGCGTTAGCCAAAGTGTTAGCTTTAACAAGAACGTCTGTCACTCTTGTTAAGTTCATTAAGTTTTGTTGAGCGTCTTTAGAAGTTAAACCTAAAGCAGATTGAGCGTCAGTTGCTAAATCGGTAGCGGTAGCCATATCAAACATACCTGCTTGAGCAAAAGCTGCAACTTGAGGTAAAGCTGCAATAGATTGTTCTGCGTCTAAACCTGCAGACGCTAAAAAGAAAAATGCCTCAGCTGATTGGTCAGCTGATATTGTAGTTTCGGTAGCAACTTCTCTCGCAGCCATAGCCATAGCCTTTTGTTGCTGTTCCGTAGTTTGCATAATTGCAAGAGATTGATTTAATTTATCTTCAAAAGATGTAAAGGCTTGAACAGATTCTACGACACCTTTAGCGAGAGCAATAACAGCGGTGGCCGCAGCTGCGACACCAACTTTAGCAAACATAGCAAGTTGTCCGCCTGCGTTAGCTCCTGTTTTTCCTAATGTAGATAATTGAGCCTTAGCAATATTTGCGCCCTTAGTCGCAATTCTTATTACTAAATCTGCACCTGCTCCCATTTATCGATTCCTTTTTTTCTTAGCCTCAGCCTCAGCAATCGCTGTAGCTTTGTTTCGTTCTTCTTGTTCCCAAAGGTAGAATGTAGCCCATTGGTTAAACTCTTTAACAGACATAGTAGTCATTAATTGTCCTACTGTCATTCCTAAGTCACGTGCTAGTCTGAATCGAAAACTAAGATCTGGATTATTCTTGAAACTCTTCAGACATTTCTGTCTGAACTTCCTCACTTCCAATTCCATTAAGAGCTGATATTTCAATAAAAATTTTATCAATTACTTGAGCGTCAAATTCGTAAAGTTTTTCAATAGATTCGTCATCAAGTTTTGGATCGATAACGCTGACTTTTAATAATTCCTTTTGATAATCAAAAGCGTCTTTATTTTTGTCTTGCGATACTCTAGCCAGATCGACTTGCATTTTTTTGGTTAAGCCACGTATTACAATTTTGGCGTCCCACTCTTTTATTTCAAGTTCTTTTGTTTCAACTGTAGGCAAATTGCCTAAATTATTTATATTTAAAATGTCCATATGCGTCCTTTATAAACTATTAGTGAGTGCCTCTTGTAACAGCTCCTGTCACTTGAAAATCTGCTGAATATCCTACAACATCGCCCACAGGTGAGCTTTGAGCATAGGAAGTCAAAATGCATTCGCCAGTATATTTAACGTTTCCGCCTGTAGTTCCCTCAGGTGAATATTCAAAAGATAAAGTTGCGGATTGTCCTACAACTGCACCTAAAATACCATCAAGAGTTGAATCCCATAAACCTGAAATTGACAAAGTTGCGTCTTTTAAACCAACTATGTAAGTTTTATTGCCGTCGCCTAATACAGTTGTTTCAGCGATGTCTGCGGTTTCAGGGAAGTCTACAGAATTTACATAAGACGAAATATCAGTAAGCGTTCCACCTGAATCATCAAGTTTAAAAACACTATCTTTTCCGTGAGTAAATGCCATAAATTGCTCCTTTTTATCCTATTTATTTATTTCTACCAATTCCTACAATAGCAGAAAAACTTGGTGTTGTTCCGCCTATTGTAGCCTCAACTTTCAAATATCTGTTAATAGTAGTTCCCTCATCAACGTATTTGATTTCACTAGTAGTTGAAGTTGCTTGTGTAAAAGTTATTAGATCCACGTAAGTTATATCATCAGCTGAATGAGTTATCTTAATATCAGCTGTAGGGGAAGTTCCAGACGCCGCAGATACAATTAAAAAACCTGCTCCGCCGTCACTTGTACTTGCTCCGTTATCTCTAGCAGTTCCAGACGTTGTAGCGGTATA